TAGCATGAATCATTGCCTCTGACCCATCAGGTTTGCGAACCCTAAAGTCGTTGGCATCAATTTGTAAATTGCCTGTGCCGTTATCTACGATATAACTACTAGTGCCATCATGATAAATCTGTAGGTCATTACCCGCACCAAAGATAGCCTTGTCGTTATCGCCAAGAGACAAACCATCAGCCGTGACTGTGCCTGTGAAGGTAGGAGAGGCTAGTGGAGCTTTGGTGTTTAGCTGAGTCTGGATGTTAGACGTAACGCCGTCGGTGTAGTTCAGCTCTGTGGCTGTAGCAGTCAGATCAGATATATCCGCTACAACGATGGCTCGCTTGTCGTATGTGCCAGAAGCGTTGCCGATAAAGATATTGCCGTCTGTCAGGTTAGGTACGTCATTGGAGCGACCTGAACCCATGACAACGCCGCCGCCATTGGAAGCATTGACCTTAGTAACTCTACCAAGATTCTGTACTAATACGGACTCACCAGTTGGACGAGTGTTTGTATAACCGCCGCCAGAAGCGACATAGATAACATCGCCTTCATTAAACGCGCTTGTATCTAGGCCAGAGATGCGACCCATCAATAGCAGAGTGCCTTCCGCGCCAGCTGTTAGGTCTTCAGCCAACACACCTACCGCTGGCATAGTAGCAGCGCTAGACGCATCAGCAGGGGCGATCTCCATGAAGTTACCAGCAGTACCTGTCTGGTAAACCGGAGTTCCTTGTAGGATAGTTGAGCCAGTGCCGTTCTTACATAACTCCTCGATGGTGTCTGACTCTATCGTAAGAGTTCCTGCGGCATCATTATAATCAGTAGTGATGCCAAGACCCGCAACAATTAGCGCGTTCACCCGATCATCTACACGCTCATTCGTGTAATAAAGGTTAGTGCCTTCGGCTAAGTCGGTAGTCGTAAATGCGCTAAGGTCTGTGATGTACGAAGACAGGTCAGCAGGAGCAAATGTGAATACACCCGCTGAATAAGATAAAGTACCGCCCCCACTAGCAGCGCCAGTGGAAACGGATAAGTCTGTTGCTTCTAACTTGTCATCATCAAGATTGGTAAAGTTAGCATCTACTTCATCATTTTCAAGAGGCGCGCCTTTACCCGCCCGAGTCGTAATATCAGCCATAATTGCCTCTATCTAATGTTTAAGATGCGCTCAGTGATACAGTCCAAGTAATGCTTAGCGTATCGTTAGCATCTTTATTCACGACAGCAAATACCGTGCGCGCAAGCATAGTTCCCGAAGAGGCAGCATTGAATATACCAGCTTCTGTGATAGCGCCAGTACCATCACCCGCAGCCCAAGTTGATACATACTCAATCTGATTGCCAGTAACAGTTGTAGAAGAAAGAGCATTTCTATCTAGCTCTGTTCCAAGCGCTGTATCACCCGCAGCAGCAGCCGTAGTACCAGTGCCTATAGCCATGTAACCCATAGCCGTCGCGCTTGCATCTTTCATGCGTGAAGCGATAAAGCCTAAACCAGTTGTGACAACTAAGTTATTGATATTTCTCTCTTCTTTGATTTTACCATCAGAGTCTTTCACTATTACTGAAAGACGACCTGTAGCTGTGATTTCGCTGTTAATCATAAGTCATTCCTTAAAAAGTACGTTTTTCACCAACATAATCGTCAGCGAAATACAGGTTATTATCTACATAGCCCTGACTCAATAAAGCGCCAGAATCAGCTATCCCAAGTGTATCAGATTCGCGTTTTCCAACCAATGCGGCCTGAGCATCAGCTATGGCAGTGGCATCAGATACATCTTCAATCTCTCCATCAGACCGCAACAATACGTCTGTCAAATTGATAGAGTCAGCAAAAGCTCTGTAGTAATTAGATTGCGTTGCCAAATTGTCTGTAAACGCAGCTAAATCAACTAATTCCTTGTTAAATTCAAAGGCTTGCGAATCAGACAAAGCGTAAGCATCGTTTACTGATTTCTCAACTTCCAGTGAATTTTCATCTACTACTGAGCCTGAATCTCCAGCTTCTGTCAAAACTGTCAATTGAGATAATATAGAATCAGCTACTACGATTGAATCGGCAAACGCTTTAGACAGCTCTAAACCCGTCACATCAGTGACTGAATAGGAGTCAGATACTGGCTTGCCATAATTGAATGAAATACTCTCGCTAATACCAAGCTCTTCAGCTAATGATTTCCCAAACGAGCTAAACAGCGCATCAACCGAAATAAGCTGATCTGACTTTTGGCTAGACACATCAAGGCCGACAACATCAAGGATGCTTGATAAGTCAAAGACGTTTCTATTGTAAACAGCAGTACGCGCAAAATTATCTGAGGCAAATGATAAGTGCGTAAGTTGTTTTTGTACTTGGATGTTCTGCTCATCATCAATAGAGGCTTCAGCGCCAATATCATCTGTAGCATAAATTACGTCAGACACTAACTTCGATACACTAAAGACCTGAGTATCCGTTGTTATTGTGGTGTCAACTTGCTGCTTACCAAATGTCAGCTCATTCGCATCTAGTAAAAACCCTAAATCCGCAGCCGTTTTATTAAATGCAAGGGCTTGCGTATCTATAGCAAGAGGATTGTCTGCCTTATATTTGCCGACAGAGCTGATTAGGAGATCTGTTGTTGCAGTAATGTCGAATAGAACACTGCCTATGCCTAATGACGCAATATCATTAAGCTGAGCTATATCACTAGGCTTCTTGCCAACACTAAAAGACTGCGTGTCTACAGTATCAACGGTATCACTAATGTTTTTCGCAATGGCAAATATTGCTTGATCTGTTGTGCCTACTGAGTCAGAGGCTAGCTTGCCAAACAGGAAGCCAACAACTTCGGTGAAGAGGGCAGAATCAACGAAAGACAAGAGATTTAAGAATTTGCCTACAGCAGAGCTTGCTATCTTCATTCTTTGAGAGATAACTTCTAGCTGCAACCTTTGCGATATCGCTTGAAGCCTTAATCTTTGCGAGATAGCGTCTAGCTTTAATCTTTTAGAGATAGCTTCTAGCCGCAATCTTTTAGAGATTACTTGATAGATACTACTTTTAGACATTAGTAGTCTTCTCTAATCAAGAACTCTAATTGCTCAAAGACAGTTTCAATAGTGCCGTTAGAAAATGTGATTTCAACCTCGCCAACGTAATTACCAGATGCAATATCCAACGCTGTAGAGTTAAACACAAATATAGCAATGCCGGCTTCTAAATCACTAGATTGAAAAGCTGATGAATTGATAGAACTAAGAATAGTTGCGCTGTTGCGCTTCTTGAACTTCAGCGTAGCTGTCGCACCAGTTAGATCTACTGGCTCTCCAGTGTCATCTCGCGTCAATACTATCTTAACTTGCGAGCCGTTATCGCCTTGTACTAAATATAAAGTGTCCATAAATCACCTGCTAAGAATTAATGTATTATAGCATTTACGGATATTTCACTAATCCGACTTCTCTTTCTTTCTGTGTAAGCAAGCCATCATGAGCGTTTTTCAGGTTCTCTAGGAATTCATCGCCTCCATGAGACTTGATCGCCCAAGCAGCCACGGTATCTGCATTCAGGTTATCTACGTCAATAAACGTCTCGGCAGAGATGTTATCAGTATCTAGCAAGGCTTCTAAGCGCCCATTCACAGATACTCCATTGCGTGAGAATGTCGTCCTAAGCTGAACCTTGCCTACTACGTTAGCCAGGTTATTCTTCTCCGGGTATACATATAAGGCTAATATCTCATAGCTAATATCAATCATGCTGTCGCACCGTAAAAATCACTTAATGAAATAGTTCCAGATGTAGGAACGCCAGTATTTATATTAGTAACCGTAGTGGTCGTCTTCTGTCTTCTGATAGGAAACACGCTGACTATAATATCACCAAGGTCAATACCAGTATCTAATGCGCCGCTAGATCGAATGTAAGTCCATCCGTCCGTATGAGTATATGAACTCGTCGCATTAAAGGAGCTATCTGTAAACTGTACTAACTCTACGTCATTCCAGTATAGGTAATTAGTAAAAGGTGAGCTTTCATCTTGAACCCAACCATATAATGGGCTAACTAGGCTGTATTCATACGTTGTAGCGGTAGGCTCATAAGTGGTTGTAGTGGTCGTCTGCGTGGCAGGTACAAGTCCTCCTCCACGATAGAACTCGCTTAAAGAAGATGACCCAGAATCCCCGAACTCGACACGCAGATCATTAATGCTGATTGTGCCGCTAGTCGGAAGAGCCACGCTTCAGCTCCTCTATCTCGCCTTTTAGCTCCTTAATAGCCTCTACTAACAATCCTACAAGGTTTCCATAAGCCAGTGTTAGAGTGCCATCTTCGGCGCATCCTACAGCCTCTGGTAGTATCTTTAAGACATCCTGCGCGATTAGACCTGTCTGGCTTTCGCCTGTATCTATACGGTCAAACGTATATCCTGTAAGGCTGCTTACCTTATCCAGTGGGCTATTAATGACTTGTAGATTATCCTTGAGCTTGGCATCTGAATAAGCAGTGACGTTACCACCAGCAGTAATACTGCCGTTAGCAGTGACGTTACCACCAGCAGTAATACTGCCGTTAGCATTCACAGAAAAGTTAGGAGAACTGCTGCTAGCTCCTCCACGCAAGATATATCCTGGGCTAGACTCAAGACAAACATCTAACCAAAGATCTGCTGTTGCATAACTCCATGAATTACCAGCGTCTTGAGCGAAAGTAGCCGCAGCGCCTTTTGTTGAGCCAGAAAAAAAGCCTCTTGATGTGGTAGCGCCGCTACGATTCAGCGCCACTACACCTATTGCGTCACCAGAAAAGTTTGTATCGAAATATCCTGCGCTTTTATATGTTGTTCCAATTAGACTAATACCAGAAGCGCTAAACGCAAAAGCATAATTATTATAATATGACGTACTACTGCTTATGCTTTCCGCAAGCAAGCTATTAGTCTCTATCTTGCCTCCGTCAATAATGGTGACATTATTCTCTATGCCGTCCTCTATATTGGTAAACGTAACGAGACCATCAAAGTTTTGCCACTCAAATACTGCGCTTTTAGTAATGGTCTGAACGCCACCAAAACTAGATTCTGAGACAGCGTATCTTACCGCCCAGAATGACTTTCCTTCCTCTGGCGTAGGGACAGATACCGCAGTAGACCAGCCGCTAGAGATAGTTGAGAACTGACCAGTAATGAAATTAAAGCCACTTAGAGTTGGAGACGCAGGATCTAAATCGGTCGCTATAGAATAGTAGACATATCCACTTGCGCTTCTAGTTCCTGTTGCTCCGTCATCGCCATCCGTTCCATCCGCTCCATCCGTTCCATTTTGCGGGTCTGCCAAAGTAGTAGCAGACGCTCCAGAGCTAAATGCAGATTTATTGCCGCTGAAATCCACTGTCTTAAGATAGTAATATCTAGTCTGCAATTCAGGCAGACCGCCCTCAACAAACGTGTCACCTGATATCTCACCGATTAAAGTAGCTGAGCCAGAACCAGATGTATCCCCGCCATAGACTTCAACCTTAGCAAAATCCGTATCAGATGGATTAGTCCAAGTGACAGTATTATATCTGTAGCCAGCAGCCGCAGTGACGCTTGTAGCCACTCCCGGCGCTGTAGTATCGCCATTGACTGTAAACGTAGTGGTAGTAAACGCGCCCTTTACGTTCAAAGTATTGATCGCTCTGATACGAATCGTAACGCTAGTACCGACTTCCGCATTGTAGAACTCGTACTTAGGTACGCTAGTAAACAGGCTCTTAAACTCTGTGTCAGCCTGAGAGGTCAGCTTGTACTGTATCTCGTACTGATTAACCAGACGGTCGTATGCTGTGTCCCATTCGATCAGGCCAGTAGGTATCACAGTACCGTCAGAGCCTAGCGTAGTGGTCTCAGTAACCGTAATGTTAGACACCACGCCAACCGTAAACGGATCAGGTAGGTTGGTATCTGGGTACGCAGTCTGCTCTGTGCCTTCTTCCCATGTGTAGACTGTGGAGTCATACTCTAGCAGAGCCAGGGCTACTGTTCCGTCATCATTGAGTTGCATACCAATGACCTGGAACGGCTTTGCTACCCAGCCTGGAGTAGAGTGAGTAACAGATACTACGTCTGTTACCTCAAGCTGCAACGCCTCTGAAGTTGTAGTTAGGGCGCAGGTTATTGCGTTTCTGGAACGCAGCAAGATAACCCTAGCCAGGTCTCTAGCCTGGTAGTAGTTAGTTATAGTGTCTAGATCAATCTCTTCATGCAGCAGAACACCGCCATCCTCAGCAAGATAAGCTGTTTCCTCGGCAGAGTCAGCAGGAGGCCATATCGCAGTGTCAGGTTGCCAGTTGGCATCAGGATTAGGGAATTTAACCGTTACCCGGTTGAACTTCTCGTCCTTGCTTTCGCCTTGGATCTCAATCCCGCCAATGATCGTGTCATTAGTAAACGTGAATTCACTGCTACGCGAACCGTCAATCTTAAGTCGATACTTACCCTGAGAGTAAGGAAGGAAGCCACGGCATCCTAAAAGCAAAGTACCAAGGTTATCAAAGAGCGTTTTAGAAGTGTCTAAGACTACGTTGCAGGTGAATAGCTTGCCTGAACCGCCACCATCGTACAGAGTAACTGACTCATCGCAATCGTTAGCAGCGGCAGCTATTGCCACATCGTCAATGGCGCTAACTGGTAATCCCTTTCCGTATCGAGTGTTGGTGAGATAGTCACGAATACACAGAGCAGGGTTGTCAGACCAAACAGTAGTAGTTGTGCGTGGGTCATAAACCTTTTTACCTTTAACGACAGCAGTAATATCGGGGATGCCTGAGAACGCCTCTTCGTCCCACTTTAGCCTGACCCCAAGAAACGCCACGCCTCTAAGTCTATGCTCTGCCGTCCAGAACTCGTTAGCCTCTCGCAGCAACGCTGTATCAGGCATGGTTTGATTATCGCCGCCGAGATACACATCAATGCCTATCAACCCTGAATACTTAGGGTCAGTAATAGGCAAGTCATCAATGATGAAATCTGTGATGCTTTCTACTTCGCCCTCAGCCATAACCAATGCGATGTAAAGATATTCATTCGTTGGAGTAGGGCTTACATCATCATAGCTATCAGTGTCAGGATGATAGCCAGCATACCAGTTTGTAGACCCGCCTACGGTCTTATATGTACCGTCAGTAGATACGAATACACGAACACCGCCGACCCTGCGCTCGCCATAGATAACAGGTATCTGCTCGATGTTACTTTCTTTGTTAACCAGTACACCGCGCTGCTCATCATTCGCCTTCTTGGCTGCTTTCTGAGCCTTGCGAGCTTGTACATAAGATACCGCGCCACTTGCAACAGCAAAGATTGCAGCTAAAATAGGCCACATTATGATTTACCCCACTTAATTTCTTTATTTGTCTCTGAGGCAAACTCAAAACCTTTATCTCCAGGGAAATAAAGCTGTTGCGTATTATTGTTTGTTTTCCTTCCGTTACGAAGTTGGAAATCCTTCCAGTGACTTGCGATTTCTACAGAAACAGCGCTGTCATTTTGGCTATCTACGATAGAGTAAGATGTAATCCTGCCATCAAAAACTAATATTGGAGAACCAATAACGGTGTCAGAATTTGTTAATACTGCTTTCCATATTCTAGTTCTAACGTCAATATAATCATTAGTTAAGAATAGCGATACAAACGTCTGGCTAACACCGGAGAATCTCAGCGTAGAAGAGTTGACCTGAAGCTCTGAGCTTTCGGTAAATTGATCAATCTCTAGTAAATCAGAGCTGCTATCAAAAGTAGTACTAAGAGCCACAACATCACGCGCCCAATTAGTAATCTTGATTGGCGTGTCAAAATCCATCTGTACTAAATTGGCAATATTGAGATTATCGCTATTCAGCGCAGTAATCGTTGCCGAATCGATCTCTCTGCTCATATTGCCTCAATAAAGTCTACTTCGTAGCTATAGGATAGGTCGGTAGCAATACCGTATTCTTGGACATCGTTATTCAAGCGTACCGTAAAAGGTACGTCATCATAGGTCACAGTCTCGTTATCCGATATCGCAGATACAAGAGCTGGCTGGAAACTCAAGCTTCCGCTACCACTGCGATCTGCTGTAGCCATGTAGACCTTAGTGTGATTAGCAAACTTAAATACGTCACCCGCCTTCAGAGTGCCTGTAAAGCCGTCTACGGCGATTGAAGTATCACCTATGCTACCAGCCGCAGAAGATAACATCGTTCCTGAGACGCTCCCAGAGGAGCTAGAAATCTCTGGCAATACGATGGTAAAGGTCTCAGCCATCCCGCGCTGCGCCATAATGAACCCCATGACAGGAGAAAACTCACCTCTAGTCATAGGAGGGTAAGCGGCTGTAAATGTAAACCGCTGACCGCCGATATTCCTTACCTGAGTGCGACCAGAGATTGTCTGGCTGCTCAGATTAAAGAACTCGCTGCGGAAGTTTGCAGAGGTGAAAACAGGACTTGTCGGGTAAGTTCCACTCATACTATTGACGCTCGGCCTCTATTGTTTACGGCCTGGTTGATTATACTGACTAATTGACCCCGGCGCTTGTACAGCAGCTCATCGAAGCCTTTGGTGTCCACTGCGTTGATATTTACAGTGACGTTCATTCCAGAGCCTTGACCCTTTGTATGGTCAATAACGGTTTCGTTTGGATGTAATATGGCAGCAAAGCCACCCTTGCCGTCTACGCCGCCACTACGCGAACCCATACCAGTAAAACCGCCGCCTTCAAACGAGCCTATTGTTTGTCCAGCCATTGCAGCAACGCTAGCATAACCCATAGCCTTTACCATTCCAGATAAGGCAATATTGGCAGGAGTATAAGGCTGCATACCTAAAGCAGCAGTAGCCGCAGCATTAGTATTAACTATCGCATTAGCAATTTGAACCCCCTGATTAACTAAGAAAGCCGCTTTCTGAGCTTTAGAACCATCCTCAAAAGCAGATTCCATTTGACTAGCAGCTTGACCGATAAAGTTCACTGACTCCATCCTGGTCTTCATGTCTTGTTCAGCATACTTTGCTAGATTATCTGCTCTTTGACGAGCAAGATTAATAATGCTTGCTGTGTATTCTTCGTCACTAATAATATCGTCATCACGATACTTATTCAGCTCATCTAGCTGTTCGCGATATTTAGTAAGGTACTGGTCTCTAGCTGTGCCTGTCTTGCCTAGAATATCAGTCATGAGTTTCTCAGCATCTTCCTGCTGTTTCATAACCTCTAAGCGTTCTTGCAGAATGTCTATCTCGCGCAACTGAGTCTCATTAGCTCCCTGCAAGGCAGCATCACGCAATGCAATAACACGCTCGCTCATTCCATAAGCAGCAACTTCTCTTCGCATTTCCTCAATAGTTTCTTTAAGAGCGTCTCTAAAGCCTTCTTGTTCTTCAGTATTATTCTTCAATGCTCCATCAAGGTCGCCAAGAGCATCTTGAATTGCTGTAGTGAAGCGAGCAGCTTCTTCTGCGTCCATGGCAAATTTGCCAGCAGCAGCAGCTATCTTAATAAACTCTTCTGAAGCATTGCCAGTATTAGAAAGGTCAGACAACAAGCTTACTAATGCAGTTGCAGCTCCTTCTGTTCCGTTTTGAACTGCTATAGTGGCCTGGCGTAGTTCGAGCGCTTGTTCCGCAGTCACGCCCATTTCAGAAGCAAATCTCTTTAGTATTACCTCATTACCACGAACTGCGTTACCAGTTTTAGCCTGAACGAATAAGAACTCTTCAATCTCGTTCTTTAAGCCAGATTGAGCTGCTTGAGTAGCTTCCATGGCAGCAATGAGCTTAGACTGAAGAACTATCTCTGCGTAGTCTCTGCTAGATTTAGCTAACTCTTCAAAACCCTCAGTTAAGGTATATACTCCTTGACTGTTTACGGTCATTAAAGTGTCATTAAGATCTTTGAATATTTTCTCTAGCTTCTTCCCTTCTTGACCCATTTCAAAGAGCTTGGGAATCATAGTGGTCGCAATCAATGCGCCAATAGATATGATCGCACCAGCAACAATACCGCCAGTACCAAACACAGATGCGATTTGAGAACCCTGCTGACCTAGGATAAGACCCAGGTTCTGACCGCCTTGGATCTGGACTGCAACGTCTTGGATTTGGTAACCGAGTTGGCCTATACCGCCACGAGCCATACGGCTGGTTCGGTTAGCTTCTTTGTAGTTGCCGTTGGAATTACGAGTGACTTTGTTGGCTTGCTGAGCAATCTTGTCGTATTGACGCAGCTCCATGTTGAGCCGCTTTTGCTCCGCGCCCATCTCGGCGAGTTCTTTCTGAGCAGCCTGAAATAAAGCAAGAGCGCCTTGGTCTTGGCCTTTAATTCCTAGGATTATGTTTTGGTCTGCCGCCATTTTTAGATCTCTCGTGTCTTATCTTAAGGAAGGTGAACCAGTGAGTAAATTCGTCAATGGTCATCTCAAAAATGGCTGACAGAGGCTGACGCAATTCATACGCCAACTCGTACATGAGGTAAAGCTCTGTTGGCTTCCCCTCATTATCTACTAGCTTTTTTTTCGATCATCCTCCGACTCTGGGTCGGGTATTAGAACGAAGTTTGCTAGACGCTGAATAATCTCAGGATCAACTGACTTCCTAAGCTTAATCTTGTCATCAATCGTAAATACAGAGTCACCCTTTTCATCGGTGAGACCAAAGATTACCGCATATATCATGTAATCAGTTGTATCGCTATTCGCCCTAGCAAGCCACTTGGCTTTGTCATCCAAAGTGAGATTCTTGCTATAAAGCGTAGTCTCCCACTCTGGTACTTCTACTGTGCGAATCGCGCGAGAACTGAAATGAGTGACCGCTGCATCGATTAATTTCATATTAGGCTACTGTACCCTCTGTTAATGCTCCAGTGCCTTGGAATGATAAACTAGCTTCAACTAGTCCGTCAAATGATGAATTAATTGTACGACCAGTTACTAACACAGTACCCGACAAACGATGGTCGCCTGTAGTGTTGCCTTCCATTTGGAATGACATAGTAACTTCAGACCCAACAGTCAGTGCGCCTTGACCCGATGTATCTGTGTCATCGAACATGACATCACATGAACCAGAGAACGTCTTGAGACTAGCTTTGTATGTACGAGAACTATCGCCCATAGAAGTATCTTCAAGGGTGTCCATGCTTTCTTCAACGGAATAGCTCTTGATCTCAGCGATAGGATCGCTTCCAACCAATACTGTCCCGCCACTTCCGCTAAATGTCGCCATCTTCTATTTCCTCAATAATATCAATTACTTTAATAGCCTTGGGTTTCTTAGGAGCGGTAGCAGGTTCATCCGACCAACCCTTGCGCTCCATGTTAGGCAGATCTTCTTCCCAGATTATCTGAGTGTTACTGCCTTTGTAGATCGTAATACGTTTAGCCATTATACCTCCTAAACACTCGCTTCTGGGTCATTCTCAGCCACGCAATAGGTGACTTGTACTTGCATGATGCCTACACACGCAGGTTGTTCGCCGTCACCTGATACTTCGCTGGTGAAGCCGAGAATCTTAGTATCTTTAGCTAGACCGCCTAATGTAACGTCTGCGGTTATAGCCTTTTCTACCTCAAGCGCAATTTGGTCTATTGTATCATCATAGCCTGTCGTCGCCTTAACATAAGACTCAACCACTACGTTCAATGTTCGCATAACAGAGCGAGGAGGACTGATCGATTGATAGATCGTGTTCTCGTCCTGACTATATACGCAAAGACCAGGTAATTTATTAGAACCTAGCGGATAGACCCGGTGATTAAATATCTTAGTGCCTGTTGTCGCAAGACCAGTACACAATGTAATCACAGCATCTCTTATCTGCTTTCGCATATGAGCCATTAATCAAGCTCCAATACTAATTCGCTCATTCCGTTACCATCAGACATGATAACCTTAATTGTATATGGAACTGAGTCAATCTCTAAAGCGTCACCTTCAACAGCGCCAGAAATATCGGCTGTCTTACAAAAGAACCTGGGCTGCTGCATCGCAATACCAACGCGACCACCCGCCTCAACCTCCTCGTAGATATTATCGAAGATGCCTTTTACCGTCCGGTGAGAACTCGTAGCAGGGTCAAAGATAGCATCAACACCGAAGTCGGCTAACATTGCATTTCTTTCTGCTGCGGTTTCTACAGTCACTTAGACGCTCTTCCTACTAGTTCTACGTTTGGGCTTGGTTGCCTCTTCGAGACCTACTGCGCGATCTACAGTCTCTACTGGCTTGCTTTCGACCTTAGTTACCCGACCAATGCCAAGCAACTCTTTGGCTTCAGAAGGAGATAGCTCGATAACGTCCCCAGCTTTTACCTGACCGCCATTTGCAACCGTTGATTTCAATACTAGGTATTTCATAAGATCACCTTTTGGCTTTCTTCGTTGCTCTTTAAATGAATGATATGAAAGCATCGGAGAAAACCCCCCCTCCGAAGAGGGGGAGATTACTTAGCTACCGCCGTCGTTGCCGAGGCAGAATGCAGTCGGATGACGAACAGCACAATCCATAGTTTGGATCGCACGGATCAGGATAGTACCTGACTTGCTGTTAGTAAATGGATCAACTAACAGGTCGAGTCCTCCCCACATTCCCACGAGCATCTGCGAGAAATCGCCAAAGTAAAGATCTCCAGAAGCTACTTGATTAGATACCAACGCACGGTATCCGTTCATTGTGCCGCCATTCTCGATCACGAACTGAGCAGTGTTAGCCGCTTTCTCTGTTGACTTAAGCGCACCATGCATAGTCGCGTTCAAGATGTAAGAGCCACCGTTGCCAAGCGCATTGTCTTCGCGAACCTTGGTCTCCATCTCGATAACTTGAGCAAACGTAGGCACTACATCAGGCGCAGTACCAAAGTCTACTGTATTAATTCCCACAGTATTCTTGATGCCGCGTGGCTGACCAGAAGCGCCAGAGCCTGACAGTGCTGCCAAGTCCATGCCCAATGCAATAGCCATTGCGAGATCATCACGAATCAAAGCCTCGATGTCTAAAGTTGCCTGCTGAATCATACGCCTCGTGACTTCTGTGAAAGCGCCTAAATCCCTGGGCGAAAGTGAAATTTGGCTGAACGTAGGCTCTGACTCCGCAACATTATCGCCTTCAGCAGCCAACCATGCGGCAGAGCTTGCAGTCGCTTTCTTAGGGATAGCAACATCACCAGAAAGACCAGAAAGCATACGAGCACCTGCGCTCATGACAGAGCTTGAGTTACGCAGTACATCAATAAACTCAGAGCCACGGAAGTCCTCAGTCAACACGTTAGAGTCGTCTGTGGTGTTCAAGTCACGCTTCCAGTTACGCAATACGTCAACAGGAATCATGATTCCGCGAGCAGTCTTGCCTTGTGCCTGTGCGGCAGCGTGTGAACACTCAAACTCAAACGCAGCGGCTTCTTGAGCGCGTCGGTCAGTTGGGTTAGCCATCGCGTTGATAGCGCGAATCAAAGAGAACTTCTGTCGCTCTTGCTTGTTAAGACCGATTTCCTTCTCTTCGAGCGCACGAGTTGAACCGATAACATCTAACAACTCACCACGGAATTCTTCAATGCTACGACCTTCTGAGATTGCTTTCTGAGCAAGATCAGAACGGTTGTGGTTTGCGCCTAACTCAATGATTTGAGCGGCATTCTTTTGGGCAGATTGACGAGCGTTAGCTTCGACTGCCACGATATCTACTTCAGACATAGTTTTGTCCTCTACATAAGTTACGATTTCGGGTTGTTTTGGCTGCTCGCTTGATCTACCCACGCCAACTGTCACATCAGCGGGAATTGATACTAAACTTGCTTCCATAGGCATCCAAGATTTAGCGATATACGTTTCGCCGTCTCTGGTGTCTTTTTGCATCTTGCTGATCGAATAACCGACACTAATATTAGCGCGGATACCGTCCAACACATCATCGAACGCCTCTCTAGCAAGTGCGCCTTTTCCAAAGCGTACTGTCGCTCGCAGTCTACGAGCCGAGCCATCAAGGTCTACCGATTCTATTACGCCTATCTGCTTCTCTGGGTCATGATCCAGCAACAGTGGCGCTCTGCCTGAAGCAAGGAATGATAAATCAATCGCTTCGGCTGAATG